TAATGCTGGTCACTTAAGGAAATGAGGCCCGTGAATTTGGGCCTTCGATGAAGAAAAATAGCGCTATAAGCCTGATTCCTTCATTATCCTTTGAAGCACAAAAATGAATTTGTATTCATAAAAATGCTTAAGTGACTGGCATTACGCTGAAGCGGGTCTGTTTAAGTTGGGTAATTTATTTTTCACACGTCGTCGATGTGAAGTTTGATCTGCTGACCCAGCGCCAGCCAAAAGGGTCTCCGGCTTTATATTGGGTCTGACTGGCTACCTTACGGACGCCATAAATCTGCACGGACGTTTCCTGTCCACCGATGAGCGCGGTACCGCTACAGACGGGTTGCTGCTTCTCAAGAACGCTTGAACATCCTGCAAGCACTCCCGCCAGTGCAATCACCAATAAAATCTTTTTCATTTTTATGTCCCTTTGATACTGGATATCGGGACGATAACAACGATATTTGGAGAGGGATAATTGGTTAAATAGATCAATTACGTGAAATTGATCGTTCAAAACGATCGTTGAATTCAATTTATTGATTAATAAGAAGATACGTCTATCACGTATATCAAATCGTTAGAGTTCGCATACCCCACATTCTCAAGCTGATCACCGCCCGGGCTGGTTGTTTGAGAAGACGAAACGCGGGTGGTTGCTCCGTTGAAATAAGCATACGTCTGGATCGGAGACTGAAAGGGTCTGGTTGCTCCTCCAGAATGAATAACGCCGACCATGAGCCCCGTCATCTGCGGCATTACCGCGTAGTTACCGCCGAGCGTAGTATCAATGTTATATCCAAGATCAGCAGGGTTACCCGGCGTCCCAACTGCAACGGGCGGATTCATCACTTTGGTTTCATTGGTCAGTATGCACTGGCCCTGCGCGTTATTGATCGCTATTCCCCACGCTGGCTTCGGCTGAGGGATGACGATGCCAAATATATAGACGGTAACATTCCCAACACCTCCACCGGCCAATGTTCCTACCGTAAGCGTGTATGCTCCACCGTTATTATCCAGCCGTCCATAAACGCCGGTTACGTCAGATCTAAAGGCGACAACAAAGGGGCTCGATACTGATACGGCTAAGTTAATCACGCCGCCGCTTCCGCCAAAGTTGTACACATTCTTTGAAACCAGACTCATCGGCGTCGTATCTGGCGTAGAGAACGGTATCCCGAACTCATCGACCAACATTGCCCCATAATTAGCCATGTTATTGCTTCACTAAGTAGACGACCAGCCAGCCTTCTGCCGCCGTGAACGTCCCGGTTGAATAATCGGATCCGGCGTTTGACAGGGACACGCCGGTCGTCGTCGTGGTGATTTTTCGCCGGGCCGATGAAAGCGCAGCCCCCATGACCGGAGACTGCATCACGGCCACCTTATAACCAGAGGGCACAGCATACGACCATGCCCCTGACACCTGGTCTTTTGAAAGATAAATAGAGCCCAGTATCAGGATCCTGACCAGCCCCGTGTTATTGGGGGTTCCCGAAGCACTCCACGTTTGAATACCAAAGTTCGCCAATCAGAATACCCCCGTCAGTTCCCCGATCTGCACGCGCAGCACACCATTGCCATCAGCAACGCTGATCGTTGTGTTGGTGGTTTTCATCTTGCCGCCGCTCCCCGTGCCGTAGTTAACAAAGGTGCCGCCTTTATCCAGCCTCCAGCCGGAGACGTTAGCCACGTAGTTCGTGGACTGAATGAAGTTGCCGATCTTGGCATTGGTAATTGTTCCGTCCTGAATGAAGCCCTCATCAATGAACGTCTGTCCGCTGCGGATAGCGAAGAATGCTTTCGGCGTGCCGTTGACGTCTGACATCACCACAAAGTTATTCGCCAGAAAGGCCACCGTAGACTGCATGCCTTCAGGTGTGTTCTCCAGCCCAATCCCCATACCCGCTGCGTAATACTGGCCGTTGCTGGTTACCCCCAATTTGATGCTGTACTGGGCTGAGACATTGCCTTCAAGGTCGGCCATCGCGCTCGCTGTTGTCTGAACCACAGCATTTGTTTCGTTGAATTGAGCTTCTACAGTTTGCTGATATTCCGCAAAAGCACTATTTGCATCAGCCTGCGCTGTCTCGGTGGCGGTTACCCTTGCCCTAATTAAACCGGACGCTACCCGTTGTCCAGCCGCGTCTTTATCGTTAGAGAGCGCGTTCTCAATGGCGGCAATAGCGGAACTGTCAAAAGAGGCTTCCGTTACGCTGGTAAGATTTGCCAGGGCCTGTTCAGTGGTCGTCTGTGCTGTTTGCAATGATCCGATAGATGCTGCATTCCCATCAGTTATCGTTTTTACGTTATCAATCCTTGTTCCCAGTGCGGTATCCGCAGTGGAGCGTGCCGTTGCTTCAGACGTGATGGCCGAAGTGTTACTGCCAACGGTAGTTGTCAGGTTATCAATACGGGTACCCAGCGCCGTATCAGCTGTTGCGCGCGCCGTCGTTTCACTGGTGATGGCAGTCGTATTGTTTCCAACGGTTGTTGTCAGATTATCAATGCGAGTACCCAGCGCGGTATCAGCTGTTGCACGGGCTGTGGTCTCCGTCGTGATAGCAGTTTTATTCTCACCGACCTGAGCATTCGTTATATCGATCCGGGTGCCCAGCGCAGTATCAGCCGTTGCGCGAGCGGTAGTTTCGGTGGCAATTGCCGTTTTATTACCGTTCGCAGTGGAGGTTACCGCAGTGATCTGCTGGGCCTGGTTAACATCATTCTGCTGAAGGATGGTGACCTGAGATACAACCTGAGCGATTGAAGAAGTGCTACCGCCGGTTATGGCATCGACCTTTCCCTGCAGATCAGTATTTACCTGGTTGATATGGTCGTTGGTATCCGCGATAGATTTCTCGGCGGCGGTAACAGAGTCATTCAGTTCACTAACCGTTTCCTCTACTAAGTCCAACCGCGATGTGAGTTGCTGGCCTGCCTTAGTGGACAGGAACTCGTCGCCGATGTAGTCGAGAATATCGCTGGCATCAGAACTGGATACGCCGCGGATAATCCCAGTCCAGCCGCCCTGATTCCCAATTTTGTCTACCAGACGCGCACGGAACCAAAACTCACGCCCTGCCGCAAGGCCCGGCATGGTGTAAGTCCTCAGCGGATATGGCGCATCGGTGAGTAATTGCGGTTCGGCGAAATCTGCGTTGAGGCTGTACTGGATTTCGGTCTGTTGGGTATCTTCAGCACCCGTCGGGAATCCCCAGTTAAGAGTGATGCCGAAGACAATCGAGGTGGCAGCAAACCCAACAGGAACCGGAGGAAGTCCAATTTTCCCAGAAATTGAGGTCAAAACTGAATATCCCCAAGATGAGGAAATCTCGGCAGCATTAATGGCCCGCACTCGCACCAGGTAATTGCCTGAGTAAATGCCGGATATGTCGAATGAGTTCGTTGAAGAACGAGAGACAGAAACCCAGTTGCCGTCGTCTTTCCGCCACTGTGCATCATAGGCAATGGCGCCAGCAGCTTTATCCCAAGTTGCATGCAAGGTGGCGACAGACAGCCCTTGTATGACGGTCGATGTGTTGCTGACGACTATATTTGCTGGTACCGCCTGAGTGCCCGCAGGAACGACACTGATCGGGCGCTCGTCAATAACGGCACCGGTATCGATGCGGTCATACTTATCGGGGTCGTGATAAGTGGCGGTGATCGTGAACGTATTGTCATCGTTGTCCTTACGGCCAACAACGCGATATTGCTGGATGAAAAGCGAGTCAGATTCAACCACCCAAACAGATTCTGCCCGCGGTGTTTCACCGAATGCCGTTGTCACCGTGACCATTTTCCCGCTGACAGACTGGATTGTCCGACTTTGCGAGATTCCTGAAGGTAGATTTGCCAGAAGACGATCTCCCGCTACAGCATCAGGAACACGGTCAAGGGTTATAACACGGCCATTCACCGCGCTAATCCTGCCGCCGGTCACTTTGCCGGACAGCAGCTCGTCCGCAACACCGATAATGTAACCAGGCAGTGGGATCATTCCATCGAGACCGACACCGAATGACACCATACGGTCTTTGTTGTTAGTCAGGATCCCCCAGCGCCCTTTTCTGTTTGCCTCTGACTGGCGCGTGCAGCCAATAGCAGTGAGCTCGAGCTGATTGAATCCGTAGCGAGTTACCAAATCCTGCTCAAACACAGGTTCCATTGCGTCGCTATAGGCATTGTCAGGATCGGACCATGAGACCAATGCTGTCGTATAGCGCGCCTTGGTGGTGGTGCTTGAGTACGAAAACCGCCCGTCGATCACGTTCGCGCGCGTGTAGTTGTAATCGATATCCCGCGGCATATCCGCCAGCGCGACCAGTTGGTTATTGCCCCAGTAAGTCATTCCACGGAAGATGGCGGCAAAATCACGGATTACGTTGAACGCGCTGTTCCGGTCTTGCACGTAAACATTGCAGATATAACGCGGCTCTGTTTCGCTTCCGCCGCGGCCATCCGGCACCATCTGATCGCAATATTGCGAGACCCGGTAAAGCTCCCATTTATCTATGTTGTCTGCGGTCAGGCGTTGGCCCAAGCCAAAACGGTTATTCACGACAATATCGTAGAAAATCCACGTCGGGTTATCAGTCCACGCCCATTTAAACGTCCCATCCCAGGTACCGGTATATGACCGGGTTACCGGGTCATAGGTTGTCGGAACGCGAACGACGCGCCCTTTCGGTTCGCAGGAAATCTGAGGAATTGAGCCGTTGAATTGGCTGGAGTCGAATTCGATATAAAGCAGCGCGGTGTTTGGGTAACGAAGCTTGGCATCAATGACTTCGGTGTAACTCTCGATAGTCATCTTATCGCCAATCAGCGAGCTCGTTGAATCAGCAGTCAGGCGTCGCACGCGGAGTGTCCACGTTGAGCCTGACTGAGGCAGATCAATCCGGCGACTTCGTTCATAACCGGTTGTTGTTTTACCACTCACAGACTCGGTTAAAATGTTCTGCCAGGTACCGCCATCTGTCTGCAGATCGATGGCATATTGAACAGCATATCCGTTAATATCGCCCGCATTTGTTTGCTGATAAAGAGCCGGCCATTTCAGACGTACACGCGCAGCGGAAAGCTGTGAGTTATTAAACGTGTGCGTCCACGGCTTCACCGTCGTTATCTCAGTGCTGACACTGATTTCGTTTTCAGTACCAGGCACGCCCTGAATGTAACTCTGATCCTGCGTGCCTGGGCGAAACTCCCACGCTACGCCGCTGAAGTTGCTGCTGCCGTCGGCGTTGGTTATCGCAGTGCCGTCGAGAAAGATACTTGTTCCATCCAGCTCACCGCCGAGTTCACCCTCCGCCAGCGCCAGCAAAACTTTTGCCTTTGCAACAGACTGGAGGTCATCGGGTGCTTCAGTAGGTGTGCGAGCTGAAGAACTGCCGCCTTTGCGGCCTTTAATTGCGGTAGCTGTTGCCATATTGCGCCCATAAAAAAAACCGCACAGTGGCGGCTATTGATGGATAACTGATCGAATATCAGGATGTTGCTGATTTACCGATAGAGATAAGGTAGGTATTCAGCCCGGCCATGTTTGTAGCATGACCGTCATTCACTGGAGGGAAGGCTGATTAACTCTGGGTAAGGAAATAACATGGTCAGTGATTTATTGATCGCCAATCTTGAGAAAAGAATTATTAATCTCGAAAAGAAGAACGGTGAGCTTGAAGAGTGGAAAAAAGAAGCAGTAAAGGCTGTAACCAATACTATCGGTAAAAGTCATCATCTCTTGATTCGTAGTGAGCTCACACTCTATGTATTATCAGCATTAATCGGGAGTGGGGCTTTAAAAAAGGTTGGAGTGGAAGAACTGATCAAAGATGCAACCTTTAATACATCAGAAATCAGTGATGCCATCATCGAAAAAGAGAAAGAAATCGTTTTAGAAGCTTTGCGCAAAGTGAAGATTTCTTAATATTTACTGCTCTAATTAATGGGGTGTCCAAAAATACCCCTTCTTGATTAGTATTAAATATAATCATTATCACCCCCTGACATTCGGCGTTAAATAAATTACTGCTGGTCTTCTGCGTAAATCCCCGCCGAGATTATCGCACCACCGATCCGGCGCTTGCCGTAAAGTAGAGGAACCGGATTGCCTTGAGCGGTGGTATTGGTCACGCCGCCGAATGCATAGGAGGCTTTGTTATCAGCGTCCTGTTTGCTGGCGAGTCCACCAGCCTGCGGGGAAAGCATCTGGATGACGCCGCCAGCCATCATGGCTGCGCCGCTTGTTATGAAACCGGCAGCCAATGGGCTTGCAGTACCTGCGGACATATAAGTCATTACCGCACCAACAGCTATAAGGGCAGCACCGAGTATCGTTTGAAATAATCCAGCCTGTTTACTACCTATTATTACTGGCAAGATGCGAATAACTTCTCCGTTAACAGGGAAGGCTAGGTCATCCTTACAGAGATTCTTTTTACCCCGGAATACAGCAAAAGTAATACCTCTCGCTTTACTATTATTAAGGTAACGTTCGAAATCCTTGATAGTGCAACACAAGGCTCGCACAGCTTCGCTTGTTGTTTTCACAGAGCGTTTGTGAGTTTTGCCAAAAATCTTTCCTAAGGAACCACCAAGCTCTATTTGAGTTATTATTTCTTGCATATTTTACCCATAAAAAAAGCCACCCGAAGGTGGCCTTAGATTTCATAAATAACTTATTTGCAGCTAACTTCAGCGCTCAATTTTCTGAACATAACATTCGAATATTCCGCCTCAGCCACCTTGCAACCGGAGACTTGTTCGATAGCTGCTATCTGTGCTTTTTTCAATCTCACTGCGTCAACATCGAATGTTTCGCCGCCAAAGGCTTCATATCGAGTTCCTCCAGGATGAACAACGTGGATATCATATCCGTCAATGTTTACATCCTTACGGCTAGGATCATTCATTTTCGATACATATGCCGAAGAACACCCCGCCAGCACGAGCGACAGTATCAATGTGATAAATTTATTCATAATTATCCTTAAGCAATCAATTATCTCTTACCACATTTTGAAATGTACGATTCAAGGGCAACAATCCGCTCTTCCGGTTTATCAGACGCGGATAAAATCCCTGGGTCTGATGAGCCTCTTAGAACTCCAAGCGCAGGCAAGAACCATCGTGTTTTAACGGTCACATGTATATAGAAAGGACTATAGCCAATATAAGCCCCGAAAGAGTTTTTAGCATTAAGCTGTCCACAGACATAGCCGCTCACGCCATTATCGGGCATTTTTTCATCTTTGTGAAAAAAAACTTCTCTGAACAATGGGCTTGTAGGGTCTTTGAGGTTTTGCGAAATCTCGTTCTGACCGTAAGCAATAACCTTTTCATCACTTTCATTGCAACCGACAAGCCCGAGCGCCAGCACTGCTATGAGTAATTTTTTCAACTTCTTCCTCCTTAAATTCCTGGAAGGACGATACAGTTTAACCATGCGGGCCTAAGTCCAAATATAAATGAATTAAAAAATCCCATAGAATGAGGTAGTTCTAAAGATACATGTAAGAAGAATTCTTAATGAATTGGTTTAACCATGACATATGCAGATGAAAACCAGATCATGTTCTTGCCATTTAATGTCTTTTTAACCACTTTACCATCAGAACTCATAGCCACAGAGGAAAAGGTAACATAATACATCCCTGGCTCTTTTACCGAAACTAGATAGGATAATGTTCTTTCTGCTGATATAGGAACTGACATATCATAAATAGGGGTATTAGTAATGCTTTTGTCTGAAGAGATAACTTCATAGTAGTTAGGATGAAGTACTTGTTTCGCTATTACTTTGTCACCCATAGTGTCTATTTTTGATACAGTCATAGACTGTTTGTTTAGCTTTACAAAAATTGCGTCAGTTCCACTATTTTTTATCTTTACTACGGGATTGATGTAATATGTTTTTCCCGACTGATATTGATTGACATCAATATTGAAGAATGTTGACTCAGTACTTTTAATTTTGTTTTGAATTTCAATAAGATCGGCTTGTGCTTTATCCCTCTGATGCAAAGCATCAAAAGTATACCCAGCCCACATGATAGAAAAAACAGCACATAACGCCATTACTACATTATTAAATTTATCATGCGAAGCGTAGATTTTTTTCCATAAAATACAGAGTATTAAAATCGATATCACAACAAAGATAAACATAGAATGTTGGATAAAAAATCCTATCATCACTAGGCTCCCGCGTGCTCAGGCTCCCCATCCTCGGGGAATTCATCATGTCTAGGAACAGGTTGGGTTGGTTTAGCTTGTACAAATCTTCTATTCTGTCGCGCAGTTGTTAATTGTAACCTTTCTTTAACAGAAGCAATATTGATACCTTCATCAAGCACGCCTATGTGACGTTCAATTAAAGGCGTCAATGCTAAACGAGTTGCTTCGCTGTGAGCATCAGCAAAAGCCACTGGTGAACCAAATGCAATAGACATACATAATAGGAATGCTACCCCCGCCTCATGAGAGTTGGTTACGAAATTTAACCAGAAATCTCCAGGAGACATCAGCATTTGTTGAGTTGTTAGTCTAAGTAATCCTTCATCTGATAGAATGAGCATCCGCTGCTTAATCTCTTCCAGATTATAGTCATGCTCTTCGCCATCAGATACCATTAATGCAAAGACTTGCAAACGATCTATGAATTCCGTCAACTGCTTCAAAGAATGGTGATTTATAGATTCAGGCTGCTCCACTCTCAGGCTACTATAATAGTTTTCACCTGAAATGAAGAATGACATTAACCAGTGAAGAATTTCTTTAGAGCTATCACCAAGCGTAAATACAGCTTGGTATGCGTTGAAAGATTTCGAAATGGCTAATGGGATTGCTCGTCTTCTTATTGGTGCGCCCCACTCGACAGTACGACGGACATAAAATTTCTCCGCCTCTGTAAAAATCTCTTCAGCAACAAACGGATGAGACTTAATCACCCCGGGAATAACGTATTCAGATGAAAGGGTAAAAACGATGTCGCCGGGTTTCATATCTACAAGAAAACTAACCACCTGAGTAGCAATATTTCTCGAATTGATATCTGAAAAAGCTGGTAATACATCATTCAACGTTTCATCCGTTGCAGGGTTTTCCTCAGTAATGCCATCAAGGTCATAGCCATCTAGATGACCCGTCGCTATGATACCTTGCTCAAGAAAATTATTGATGAACCTGTATCTAACTCCTGGCCTCACAACCCAACATTTTGTTTGCAGATCAACGTTTTCTACTGCAATAGCCCTTGGGTTTAATGCTGTGTTATCGTCCGTCATAAATTTATACTCAATATACGTCTTATGCGTTTTAAAAGTGTATATAAATTATCTTAAACTAATTTTTTGTAAATCATTTTGTCATATCAAGTACAGCAGGGCATCTTTTAGCGCAATTGGAAAGGCATATCCGTTGGCTACAATGTTCACATATCTTTCATAATTTCAAAAACATGCCATACCTCAAAATCTTCATTGAACGTTCCCGCCAATACCCGCCATACGGCACGCGCTGGCTCAACCGCCCATACATATGATGCAGTAACATATTGCCTTCCAGCAAGATCCCCGCATGATTCCACTTTTCGGACTGGACTTGCATGATCACCAGATCCCCTGCAGCTGGCTCACCCGAGAACTCGCGAAAGCCGCATTCGTACCAACAATCCTGATAGAAATTATCCGGATACTGTTTTTCCCACCACGGATAATCGACTCGGTAGTCATTCAGCTCAATGCCGTGCGTCTGCCAGAAATAGCTCATCACCAACCCCCAGCAATCCGTATGTCCCAGCACGAATGGTCGTTCGAGTAACGGCAGTTCACCACGCGGCAGGATGGTGCGTAAATCCCCCTCCGGCCAGCTGACGATGTACCAGGGTAATTCAGTGGCGTCACATTGGGCCTTGTCCAGCTCACTCGGCTGCGGCGTTGCGTCTGGGTGGCTGTGGACTACTGCTATCACCGTTCCCCAGTCCTCCGCGCCAGCATAGCCCTCCGGATCGAGATGAAAGTGCTCTGTCGGCTCCGCGGACAGATTGCGGCATGGGAAGTATTTGATGACCCGCGATTTCTGCGCCAGCACACCGCAGCACTCCTGCGGATATTCTGCCTTTGCATGAGCCATGATGGCCTGAATCAGTTTATCGTCCATCGCGTTAACTCTTCAGTAAGCTGGTGCCGGGGAAGCCGCCAAAATCGAGCTCATTGTCCGCACCAAACCGGCATTTACAGCCGGACAGTGAGCCGGGGCAAACATCCTTTGATGGGTCATCAACCGGGTTGTTGAATTTGTCGAAATAGGCGGTACCAGAATATGAACAGCCGTTACCCGTCCGGTACCAGCCATTTATCGCCCACGTACAGATGGCGTGGATCTGGCGCTTGGGCAGCATTTCCCCCTGCAGGTCCATCGGACTGCTGAGGGTGAATTCGACAAGCTGATTGTTTTCCTGGCTCTTACTGTCGATATAGAAAACGCTGAGTTTTTCCTGTGTCGGGTCTGCAGTCGAATTCCCATCAGTAAAATTTCTCGCGTCCAGATAATGCTTCAGCGTGTCATGGATGATGACCTTTGCCTGCAGCATGTCGTCATAGGCCAGACACAGTGCTGTAATGCTGCTATTCAGGTTAGCGACCGTGAGCTTGGGCTGCGCTGATGAACCATCCGTTGAATCTTCAAGCCCTTCAATCTGTGTCGGCCACGCAGAATACTCCAGCCCTTGCCACCAGACAGATTTCGGCGGCAACTTCGATTCATCACCACCTGCAGCGGCAATTTCTTCCGGCGTGTGTGGCAGCGTTTCATTATGAAAACGCAAAATATCAGCGCCAAACGCTGAGCCATCCACTTCGTACAGGCGTAACTTGTCGCCCGGCTCCAGTTTCTGTACATCTGTATTCATTACCATGTAATTGCTTCCCTCAGACCGAATAGGCCTGCTCAAAAGTGAAGGAAACACTCATCGTTGCGCCGCCCGTAGGCATCGTCTTAATCGAGTCTTTCGTTACGCGATATAGACCGGACACGCCATAGGGAGGGGTCCAGACACATGCCTTAATGACATGCGCACGAACGAAGTCGAGGATGGGTTTCATGTCCTTTTCTCGCCCCTGAAAAGTGAGCGGCCACGTCTGGGTTTCTGGGTTGATGCCATCTCCGGCAACCTGTTTATACCCGTCGCCAAACTGAGCGCTACGCACGCGCCAGTCATAAGCTCCCTCAGGAGAGCCCTGCACGCGCCAGCTAAACGTTTCGAGTGCCATAAATTCCTCAATAAAAAACCGCCCGTAGGCGGTTAGCGTGAGTTTTGTGCGTTGTATATCAGCCCACCGGGACGGAGAGCCTTCGCAATGCCATCTCTGACAGACTGATCAATAACCTGTTGGTACGCTTTGCCGATTGCATCGCTGTTACCCGATGTCTGCTGCTGGTTGCTGCCGCTTTGCACGACAACAGAGGTTTGAACAACTGTCGAATTCGACTGGCCACCGGACAGGCCGAACATTCCAGCATTCCCCCCAACCAGACCACCATCAGCATAACCCCGCATCATTGAATACAGGTTATCGACGCCGATCCGGCTGGTGGCTTCCTTGGTCATGACAAATTCACCGCGGTGAACGATACCTGCTGGCTCGAACTTATCACCTTCGCCGGTATAACCACCGGAATCAAACGATAGCCCACTGTAGGCACCCGATGAAAACGAACTGTTAGAGGCCGCTATAGCAGTACTTGAACCCGCCGAGAACGAGCTGCTAATCCATCCCATCGCAGCCTGAACCGCCTGGGCAATAAGCAACTTATTGATGATATCGACAATGCTTGTCAGGAATGTTTTTGCGAAGCTTTTCACACTGGCTTTGCCCGTCGTTTCTAGCGTCGTCATCATCGAAGACATATCACTGAGGGTTGTTTGCGCCAACTGACCTGTCGCAGTGAACACGTCGCTGGCGTTCTCGCCGAACTGCGCGATCCCCTGATTCATGCCTGTCAGCCAGTCGCCTTGATTGGCATCTTCTTGATCCCATCCAGCGCGCAGCGCCTCTTTCGCACGGTTATATTCTTCGGTAATCTTCGACAGTGCGGCAGCATCAGTTATCCCGTCAGTCTGCTTACGAAACGTATTGTTGAGCTGTGTCGCCTCATCGACACGCCCCTCCTGTCTGGTTGTTAACCCGAACTTATCCTGCGTCTGGGCATTTTTACTGACGATGGACCTGGTGTAGTCCTGCATCTGCTTGAGCGCCTTCACGGCCTTCGCGCGCTGTACGTTCTCGCGGGACAGCTGCGCCTCAAGCTGCAGACTGGCGCTGATTTCACCTGAGCGCGCCAGCAGAGACTTCTGATCGGCGGTCAGGATAGTTTTGCTCTTCAGATCAGCAATCTGTTGAGTAAATTTAGCCAGCTGCTGTTCCTGACTGGTGAGCGTCGAGCTGGCAGATACCTGATTCCTGAGTGCGGCAACACGCTGCTGGCTCGCTAATAGTTCCCGCGTGCCGGCATCATCCTGAAAGGCCCTTTCCTTAGGGGTTTTTGGGATCTGACTTTTCTTGGCCTGTTCGACTTCCTTCTCTCTGGCCGTAATCAGCTTACCGGCGTTCGCAATTGCTTCTTGATCGCCAGAATTAGCAATGAGTTTTGCTTTTTGCCTAGCTTCTGCAAGCCTGGCTTCTGCACCGGCAACTCGGTCGGTCGCTAAATACTCTTTATTTATCCAGTCGACTCGCTCTTTGGTTGCCAAATTCCCAGCAATGGTTGCAACGGTGACATCTCCGAGTAAGCTCTTTTGCTTATCAATGAGCGCAGCTGCAGGATCATAAGCACCACCCAATGCAACGTTTTGCTTCGTTCCACCGCTGCCAGCGTAATAGTTTCTCTGCTCCTCAATGGCTTCGCTCCAGGCACTTTTGATGCCGAGAACTTTCAGCTTATGATCTTCAATAATTGAATTCAGGCCGCTAAAATCCGCGCTATTTTTATAGTCATCAGCGTATTTTTTGGCATCTGAATATCCAATGCCGACCGAAAGCATCTTGTTAACTGCCTGATCTGCACCGTCGCTGATGGTGATAAAAAGCTTACTGGTGTCTTCGACAGACTGGTTTGACGCATCCGCGATGCCGATGATGTTGAGCGCCAACTTAGTGGCCGCATCACCAGTTACACCGAGGTTTTTAGAGACACTGGAGGTAGTGTCGTCGATTACCTGTTTAGACTTATAAATGGCAAGATAGGCACCGCCAAAAACTGCCGCAGTGCCAGCAATGAGCAAATTCATCGGCGTGATGAAAGTGGACAAAGCTTTTGCAGCCGCACCGATGCCACCGAACGAATCTTTAATCTGTCCGCCTTGTTGAATGGCGACCATGTATACCGGCATGCCCGAGGCAAGAGATGTGACAACATCGGTTAACTGAGCAGGTAGCTGGCGCATCGCCTGACGGTACTGCCCGGCGGAAATAGTCCCTGTTTTCCAGGCCCTTTCCTGCTCCCGGAGTTTGGCGATCAGAGGGGCAGCCTGCTGTGTTACGCCTAACTGAGCTGCACGGTACTCCTGAATTTCAGCAGCCGTTTTACCTTGGAGTTCGATCTGCTCGCGTAAGCGTTGCAGATAATTTTCTTTCGCTGTAGCCGCAGCCTTATCTTGTTGTGCCGCAGCTGCTGCCGCACGTCCTTCTGCAGTTCGTGCTTCTGCTGCCCGTCCGAGCTCATCCCGCGTCTGTTGAATGGTGCGAGATGCATCGCGGAACGTGTCACTGTCGATCAGCCCTTTGGCGTTGAAGCGCGACAGTTGCTGCTCCATGTTGTCGAGCTTTTCGAATGCTGCAGTTACAGGATTGATCTGGGTCAGCAGCGTGCGCAACTCCTGCTGCTGCTGAGCAGTCGCCTGCGCCGCGCCTTTCGTGCTGGCTTCGTTCTGCTTTAGACCTTCAGTGAATTCGCGCACTCGCCGGTGCGTGTCTTCCACTTCCCGGGCAACTTCAGCAGAAGCTTTTGCGGCCCCTTTGCCGCTGGCGCCGAAATTATCAGCTCCCTTTGCTGCGTCGGCCGCTGCGTCAGCAAATTTATCCAGCTCGTTACTACCGCGCTCAACATCAGACGTATTGACCCGGAGCGAAATCGTTGCAATATCACCAGCCATTACGCCCCCTTATGCATAAGTGTCAGCGCCGTTCTTTCCATTATTCGGATGTCATGTAGCGCGGTTGCTTCGTCGTCTATCCCGTGAGTACGCATCAGCCAGGGCAGGCAGTTGTAATCCAGACCGGTCGCCCCGCTCATCCCCACGCGCCACTGCGTGCTGGCCGCCTGAAAGACGTCGAAGGCAGGCCAAACGTCGGGCCAGACATCGATAATGACCTGTTCGAAGTCATCCGCTGTCAGCCCCATACCGGCCAGCTCTTCAGCAGTGGGATCAGGCTTATAGAACGCCGAGGCAACCGCTATTAGTTTTTTTCGCGATTACCCAGCAGTTCTGCGTAATACGCTTTCATGATCGCCTCACCGGCGCGCGGATAGTTATCCAGCAGGATTTCAACGTTTTCCTGATTGAACTCGTCAGGGAGCGCCCAGCCTTCAGTGATTTCAAGCAGGAATTGAGAGATGTGCTTACCTTCGACCTTCTCCAGATCCGCCAGCTCTTTGATCGGGCGATGCTTAAACGTGAAGGTCACAATCCCTGGTTCGTCGCCCGGCACGGGAATAGTCACATCGGCTTTAAACGTTGGGTTCGGTTTTAATTTGAATTTGGCTGCCATGGTGGCCTCGGTAAATGAGTGAAGAAAAAGCCCGTTGCCGGGCTCAAATTAGCGGGTCAATCAGCTGGAAGGCTCCGCTGCGGTGTCCTTGTAGAACGTCATGTCGCGAGACTGCACTGCAAAGGCTGCCTGAACGGTTTCGACCGCATTCACCGCCGTAGTCGGCTGTGGGTCAAAGGATGGGATGCCTGACCAGTAGCGCATTTCTTTGGCCTTCGGCACGTACATTCGCAGAGGCAACGTGTCACCACTTCGGTCACCGGCTGTCAATACGCCGTAAATTGGCAGAGTGGAATCATGCGCCAGCGTGAAGGTCTGCGTTTTCGCCGCTTTGTACGTTGCCAGGTTTCGCTGGCGGTCATCGGACAGGAACTGAATCTGCACGTACTGCTGATCGCCACCACTGGAGGCAACCTCTGTGATTTGGGGGATCTCCGTCCATTCTGTCACTTTGCGCAATGAGCCCACACCCGCGCCAGCGGCGAAGAAATTGGTGTCAGAGGTGTTGAGCACATCGATGGTGATCGACGTCGCTGTCTGGCTTGAGACGCGGGCGACCAGGTTATCAATAAGCCCCCAGCCGGATGAGATAAGTACAACATCATTGACCGCTAAACCGTGACCAGTGGCAACGGTGAAGACCACACCTTCTGCGTTTGTTACTGCGGTTGCTGCCACTGCGGCATCGAGTTTTGACCCGACGAATACAGTCGCACCGTTAGGCAATGCAAAGCCCATGGGAATTCTCCATTAAGAGGGATTTTAAACCGCTAGCAGGCGGCGCTTACGAGATGTCAGCGCGATAAGACATGCTGACGGGGATGGTGTAAGAGGTGTCGGAAGAAATGCCCGCGAAAGCGCTGGGGGCGCTGTTGATATAACAAGTCAGTCCGCCGTCACTCATCTCCTGATTCTCAGGGAACAGCTGGATCAGTTGTTCGGCAATGAGACCGCCAGCCGCTTTTCCGGTACCGGCAGGCGCGATAACGTTGATCTGGTAGACGCCGCGAAACACTTTGGCCTGTCGGCTGAGGTCGATCGCAACCGTCGTCGCAGGCATAACGTGGGATTCAACATAGATGCCATCGGGAGGACTGAACCCGATATTGTCAAAAGCTACCTGCAGCCCCTGTGCTTCTGCCCACTCGCTCAGTCGCGCCTCAAGCAGCTGAGTTATGACCTGTTGGCTCACGGTCTCACCTCCTGCACTACTTCAGTAAAGAAACGCTGAAACTCTTCAGCAGTGATGCGCACCATGCCACCGGGTGCCTGTTTTGAATGGCCGAACTCCAGCAGATATGCATAAGGCACGTTGTTGCAGAAGTAGATGGATTTGGTACCGACCTTAAACGATGCCATGACCAGGCCACCGGCCGCTTTTGTCGCCCCACCACTTTTATCGATGACGCCCGTTTCTCCGGTTGCTGGCGCATCCAGTGATACCTGCCAGTTACCACGGAAACGGCCGCCGGTATAACCCGCTGGAGCTTTCACATCCATGCCGTCACTAACTCGGGCCTTGCGCTTCAGGCGTCCGGTTTTGGTCAGGTTGGCAGAGTCGGACTTCAGGGCTTCGTTATAGTCGAACACCTCTTTGTTGTAGGCCACCGCAGTCAGGTTCACTGCCCACACTTCGGGATTTCCAACCGGAGACATGTCGACGAGACGGGCGAGAATTTTGATACCGGTAGCGCGGATCACTTCTTCCTGGTTGGCTTTGGCCGTCGCGACGAAGGCGTTGATCGAGGCCATGAACGAATCGTTATCAGCCATTGTTACGCCCTCAGTTGCGCTTTATAGCAAATCAGCATCGCCGCCGGTTTTACTGGCCCCGGCAAAACTACGCGGAACTTTTTGCCGTCCACCTCGATCCGGTCATCAGTCCTGATTTCGACGGCATACGTCGCTGTCAGTTTGACGTCACCATTCTGGATCCGCGTCCCGTCGATTTCGCCCGGCGCATAAACAGTAATGACCCCGACCGGCTTCGCCGTTTCAACAGGCGTGGTGACTTCTTTGCCTGCAACCATTTTCACCGTGCCGCCACGCGTAAGGAGGTATTGCTGGCCGTTCTCGGTCAGTAACCGCGTTGCGGTTGCGCGCATTCGCAGATAGTTGATTGCCATATCATCCTCGAACCACCTGAATCTGTGTGCTGCTCGTCACCATTCCACGCAGCAAGCCGTTCAGCCAGGCGAATGAAGGCGCATCGGTTGATGAACCCTCTGCATAAGAGACGCTGACCGCACCGGTCACCGTCTCTTGTATCACCTGCCCGCCACCGGAAAATGAAGGTTGCAGATCAGTTTCCTGCGCTTCAACGGCTAACCGGCATTGAGCCTGAATGAGTTGTTTCGGGATGGACTTGCTCGGTAGCACATAGCCATCAACAAAAACATAGCTGCGCGGCCAGGCCAGTGGTTGGGAAGGAACTGAGCGGGTACCCTTCCACTTCAACGCTTCGAGGTAATCCATAGCCTGAACGAGTAGCTGCTCACATTCGGCGACGTCATCCGGCACGGCGTAACCCCGTCGTAAGGCAAGTTCACGCATGTCAGCGGCGCTGGCGTAGCTTTCAAAGTCAGGCGAATCTGGATCTGTTGTCAGCATCCCTCAGCTCCTTACTCTGATTCCGCAACGTGCCAGCCTTGATCCAGCCAACGGGTAACCTCATCGGCGTGAACATCTGCCAATACTGGGCCGCCTGTATGCTCTGGCTCATCGCGGAACATTGCAACGCTCGTTACATCGGTTTCAGCAGCGTCTTTTTCAGCACGCAGCTCTTTGGTTAATCCAGCCATATTAGCCTCCAATAAATAAGGGGCCAAAGCCCCTTCAAATAACGGTTAACCCAGAACGATCACTGAGTGCGCAGGTTTGATTGACGCGACACCCCATGCCAAGCCGACCTCGTAACGCACCTGGCGATACTGACGATAAAGGGCGATTTGGAAGGTAATGCCTGAGACCGGGTCGGTCACATTCATGACGTCATCCGCTGTGTCGCCACCGTCCGGCATGGCCGGTGTGCGCGAAGCCAGCAGGAATGAGTTGCGGTCGAATGCCATGTTGGCGGTAAACGCGCCGCCGATGGTGATCACCGTATTGTCAGCAAGGTCCTGACGCAGCCCCGGAGCTGCCAGCGTGATGGTTGTCGCAGTAGCAGCCGCAATAACATATTGATGATCATCACCTTCAAAAGTGACGAGCTTACCCGCAGTAATAGTCCCGTTGCCGCTATCGACCGCAATGATGATGTCGCCTTCTGATTTAGCGCCGTTCACGAGATAACCACTGCCCGCGCCAGCTGCAACTCGTTTAACGCCTGCAGATTCGTGGATATTGAAGCCTTCAACACGGCCAAGAATGCCTTCACGCAGCAACTGATCGGTTCCCGCTTCATTGGCTTTAAACAGCACTGACTGTTTGCCGCGAAGATTCGAAATCGCAGATGAACCCAACACCATTTGCAGATCGGTCGTCGGGGAACCGTTGTCTGACAAAACCTGCCGTGCGTTGGCGAAATCAGAGAAATCTTCCTTCACCCCAAACGGCGCGGTACCCGCGGTGCCGACAGCGCGGGAAGAACCGTAATAAAGCGCGCCCAGATCGCCATCAACCTCATTCGCCAAAGCGCGGAAGGCCTGTTTAAACTGATCTGCGAGAATGGTGTTATAGGTACCGGAAGGACCAATCGCCAGCTGCTCCTCACCGTTCCATTTAACCGGCGCCATTTTGGATTTGGTGATCTTAACGTCCACCGAACCAATATCCTGATCACCGTCGTTTGGTGCAGTTGGGCCAGGAATGATATCGGTGGTCGTGGCCACTGGCGCGACGGGTGCCAGCACTGACTGGCCTTTAGCAGCGGCATCGGCTTTAGTGTTGCGTGCAACGGCCGGAATAAAACCGACCTGTTCGCGGGATACCACGTCCAGCGCGGTGTAAATAGTAGGGATCAGGCCAGTTAAGGTATTAGACATGTGTTACTCCGAAATTAATCTACGATGCTCACGCCGTCTTTGAGCGCAGCTTGCTTGCCGGTATGATCCAGCGAGTCAAACGCATCGCGTTTCATGGTTTTTTGACCAGCCTGGTGCTGTGACTGCTGAGAGCCACCGCCGCTGGCGCCGGATGATTTAAGGATGTGATCTTTTTGCGGGTACTGCTCGACCAGGAACTGCAGCGCTTCGTCAAAGTCGGCCAGATCGCCGGGCTTGGTGCGTGAGTAAACTTTGTTGCCTGATGGGTCATAGGCAACCACCTTGCCGTCCTCGATTTTGAATGCCTGGCCAAAGCGGGCCTGAACAAAATCAGCGGGGATCGCGACTTTATCTTTGATGAAAGTCGAGCCATTGAAACGGCCGCCGATCATTTCCTGATAGAGCTGCTGCTCCAGCTTGCTGCTCTTGCCATTTGCTTCATCGAGCTGCGTCTGGAATGACTTGGTGATCTCAGCCTTCACCTGATCCACTGCACCCGCATCAATCAGCTTCTTCTGGTCGATTTTGGTCATCAGTTGAAGGGCTTCGAGCGCCTTCGTCGGGTCTTCGATGCCTGAGAACTTCGCAAGCTGGGCTTCCGCCGCTTCTTTGCCTTCTCGGTGAGATTTAGCCTCGCCGTTCAAGGCGGTGATTTTGCTCAGTGCGGCTGGTGCATCGAACGGAATTTCTTTGCCATCATCGTGGATGAATACCGGCATTCCGTTTTCAACGACAACCTTTCCGTCAGCATCTAATTTCAATTTCATGGTTTTTTCTCCAGGCCTTCCGGCCGTGTTCATAAGGTCATCCGACCCGGCACCGCATCGCATCCGCTAAACGGCAGGCATAAAAAAGGCCACCCCAAGGCTAATGCCGGTCACTTA